CTCCGCTCTTCTATTATCCCTCTCCTTGCCCCTCAGACGCCGCAGGAGCGCTTTCGTCGCGCTCTATGGCTTCGTCTATGGCTCGGTTGATAAAGCCGTTTACGCTCTCGTTGTGGGCTTCTGCGTGTGTCTTGATGATATCTCTCTTACCCTTTGGAAAACGAACAAGCACCTTATCATAAGCTTTATCTTCGTAACGCTTAATGCTCTCGTAGCTATTTTTTCCGCCCAATAGCAACACCTCCTTGTTAGCTTATTATACATTTCACCACGATAGATATCTATATGCAAATAGCACAAGCGTATACCGATATCTTTATGCGATTCGCCGTCTTGCATATAGATAGCTATATGCTATAATACAACCATGCAAGACAGTAAACCTGATTCGAGCAAAAGAAAAGCCCTCTGCATCACCGCCGACCAAAGCCAGATGCAGAGAGCAACCAACCACCACAGGGAGGCCGGTACTATAATTATATGGCCTCTCCACCAGAAAATCAAGGAGGAAATGACAATGAGCAAAAACAGTGCAATTATGAAATTCGGTGAGATGCTGACCCATGCGGCAAACTTTTCCGCCGTGGGAGCGGCCGGGCCGTCCTTTGCGTGGGCCTCCCCTAACGACATTGTGATACTGGGCAAAACCCCGGATGATATTAACGGGCGTGTGTGCCTTGTGAGCCTTCCTGACGATGAAAAGAGGCGTTTTGTGCGTCTGTATCGGCACGGGAACACGATAAAGACCTATTACATGGACGATTACGATTGTAGCGGGGAGTATCCGGCTAACGGCGTGGAAGTTCATGGGGAAGTGCTGGCAATCGTCCACCAGTACGGAGTGGAGCCAGAGGCCCCCAAAGCATCCACGGCGTGGGAAAAGCGTGTGAAAAAGGCATTGAAGGGCCGTTTTATCTCATTCAAGGATCAGGAGCAAATTTTGAAACGGCACACCAACGCCGGACGCTGGACAACCCTAAACGTGTCCTATTGTCTGGGCGCAGAGGCCGGGAGAAAGGAGGCCATGAGCGATGACAAAGGCAGAGCGTGAAATGATGGAACGCATCCACGCCCACGGTAGAATCCTATCACTCGACGAGGAGCAAGCAGGACTTATCCTCGCGAGGATTAAGGAAATGTTAGCGGAGCAGGAAGCGGAGGCGAAAAAGCCTTAATTTCTGCCCTTCGTGCGCTAAAAATGTGCGCCAAAGTGTACAGTAGCCCGCAAAGTCCGCCGAAGGGCAGCAAAGAATACAGTGTGTGAGTACAGCGAAAGCTGTTTCACCTGTCCTTTATCGGACTGCAAACAGACTGTTGTCAAATGCTTAACGGTCAACCGTTTGCCGATAGATCCTCTCATGTAACGCAGAAAGCCCACAGGAACACTCCTGTGGGCTTTTGCTTTGCCGGTGCTTATTGTATTCTCGCAGTGTTACCGTGCGTCTTACAAGCCAGCAGGGCGGCTTCAAAACAAGAAGGTGTTGCAGCCCCCCTTTACTCCGCCGTCTGCAGCTCCACAAGCTGGTGAATCACTCGTTCCAGTCGCTCGAGCACGACATCATAGCCGAAGATAAACATTTGCAGTCTCCTTTCCCGTTAGTACAGCAGCACGGGCTTACCGGCTGCGCGCGTCATGTTGTTGATGTTGGGAACGACCACGCGGGCAAGCGTCTTACCATCCACAACGAGGTTCACATTGATGGGCTCGCGGCTGCCCTGTGCCAGCGCCTCCATGACGGCCTGCTTGATGGTCGAAAGCGGCGCTTCGACGTTCGTTCCGCTCTTCTGGTCGCCCAGTACAGCAAGAAATTCTTTGTTCGGGGGGATGACCGCGCCATGTGCGAGCTGCGGAATATCGTTGTACACAGGCGCATTGCCATCTAAGCTCTGCGCCGCCACCCGACGGCTGCGCGTTGGGGCCTTTGTTGATACGCGCGTACCGGTAAAGCCGGACGTTGCCTTTCTGACTTTGGAATCGTCCACACTGTCGACGAAGAATTTCAGCGCAAGGCCGATCGCCGCCGAGATAATGAACGCCGTACCGGCGCTGACGATTCCCAGCGCTGCAAGGCCAACGCCAAGAACACCGGCCAGCAGTCCAAGAAGTACGCTGCGCCCGATGCTGACAAGCCGCTGCGTGCCCTTCTTCGGGTCTTTGCGGACGCTGTAAATGCTCAGTCCGAGAATCAGGCCTAATCCCATGCCGACGACTGTACCGACGCCCGGCGTCACGATAGAACCGATGACTGCACCAAGCAGCGCGCACAGCACGACGATCAACTCGGAAAGAAGCTGCGATTTGCCGCCGTGTTCCTCGTCCCCCTCTGCAAAGCCGGTGAGATAGAGGCCGAGGATTGCACCCAGGCTGAGACCGGCCACGCCGCCGGTGATGCCAAGAAACACGCTGCCAAGCAGCGCACCGAGCAAAGCCGTGATGACCACGATCCACGCATCCTCTGCGTCCATCTCGGTTTTCCATGTTTCGGGGTCAAGGCCCACAAGGTACAGTCCCAGCAGCACACCGAGGGATACGCCGATGACGCCGCCTGTGATGCCGCCGAACGCCGCGCCGAGCGTTGCACCGAGCAGCACCGTTAAAACGGTCAGCCATGTTGCCTTGCTCTTGGGGATAACTTTCTTGTCAAAGCTCCATTTTAGGTCATCCACGACGATCTCAAGCCCTGCGCGGATGGTCTTAAAGATATCATTGATCTTCTGGAACACCATGTCGAGCTTTTCCATCATGGGTCCTTCGTCAAAATCAAAGTCCGGCGCAATGGTGGATGCTCCGCCGCCACCGCCAACGGACGTTGTCGTGCTGAGTTTGTTGATCTCATCGAACGCCGCGAGCGCGTCTGTCGCTTCCTTTGCCGCCTTGCCGGTCGCGTCAATGGCGGCGGCCTCTTTGTAGAGGTTTTTGCCCGATGCCTCCATGCGCTTCTTTGACTTACCGCTCAGAATCGAAATGATCGTCACGATCTCCGACACAATGGCCGCAAGCAGATTCATTAGCCACGTCAGCGCCGGAATGAGTACGTCCATCAAAGGCGCGGCCAGCGTCAGCAGCGCACCTTTGAGGCGGGCAAAAGCGTCGGATGCCTCTGTGCTGGTCGCAATAGCCGCCTTGATCTGCTTGCGTAGCGCCATGAGCGCCGCCGTGATGACTGAGAATACAAGCATAGAGCGCGCTAAACTCTTGACCTGACCTCTGAAACGTGCGGCATACTGGCCCGCTTTGGCAAGCGCGGAATTCTCCGCCTCGCGCTCCCTGCGTTCCTGCTCCGTATTAGCGATCAACTCACCGGCAGCGACTTTTGCTTTGTCGAGCTTTACCGTCATGCTGTCGATGTTGGCGGTCGTCTCTTCGTAAGCAGCCGAAAGCGTTTTGACCTCCTTCGTCTGCGTGTGCAAAAGCTCCTCCTGCTGTTTGAGTTCCGCCTCCGCAGCAGCACGGCGGTCTAACACTTGTGCCTGATACTCGCTCTGTGTAAAGCCCTGCTTTTGGATCCACTCGCGATCATTCAGCCGTTCGACTTCCTTTCGCAGCATCTTCACGCGTTCCTCCGTAGCTTTCGCTGCCTGAGATGCGGCGTCAAGCTGCTTTTCAAGGTTCATCTTATTGCCCGTTTCCTTTTCAAGCTTGCTGTTCAGTTCGGATATCTCGTCACGCAGCTTGCTCAGTTTCTTTTGTGCTTTGGTCGAATCCAAATCACAAGAGAAGATCACACTGCCGTCAGCATTTGCCATTCACAGGCTCCTTTCCCGCTCCCAGCCACTTAGAAATAGTCGTTTCTTCTTCCTGACTGAGTTTGTGTTTCATATTCACGATATTGCTGTTCCTGCGGTACCACTCGCGTTCATCCTTTTCAAGCGTCTTGCCGCGCGCCTTTTTGTCGCGGATGCGCACGACCTGCGCAAAGGTGCAGTCCCCGAGATCGTTATACGCACCGAGGAACGTCCACCAATGGACGCCCCCGGTGTTGGTCTCCGCATCATAAGGGATTCCGCGGATATCTTGTCCGAATACTCGGTTGATGGGAGGGAGAATCAAAGGATAATCCTGCTCCCAATCGACCAACTTCGGCGATTTCTTCTTATCCTGCTCTTTGCCGCCGTTCTGGAACCATGTAAAACGGTCTACAGCTTCCTGCAAATGCTGCGGCGGGATATCCTCAGGCGAGACATAGAACATCTGCAAGATGCCCTCTGCGCGGTCAGTGCCGCTCAAATCAGGATCACTCAGCATTACGAAGATATCGAGAATTACGCGAAAATCTGTGCGTATCTCATAACTCACTCCGCCGATCTCGACGGAGGCAGGCAAGCCCCAATTCATCGGCGATACTTTGCCGTGTACTTCTGAATGCGCGGATTCGTGGCTTTCTGCTCACGAGCAAAGGCGCTGTCTGTCTCATCCATCAGCGCAAGCAAGAAATTTACCCATACGTTCAGGCCGTCTGCCAGCGCATAAAGGTTCATGCTGCCAAAGATGCTGTCACACACCGGCTCTTCAAAAAGACCGTCAATGATCTCGCGCATCTCCTTGTCGCGGCGGTCGGCAATGTTGAAAATCTCAACGCGGTCACCGCACTTCTGCACCTCATCTGCGTATTTCTCCTGTTTCTTGTCCAGCGTATCAAATGCGTTGTAAAGACGCTGGATAAACGTGCCGTCAGTCGGGTTGAATCGAATGATCACATCACCCTTAATGCCGTGCACGGTGTATTCCTGCACACCGTTCGCAAAACTAAGTTCCATATTTATCTCTCCTTAAATTTGTTTTCAGGAAGCTTTGTATCAGAATGTTGATCTCTGCCGCTTATCGAAAATCAGAAGTTCTCCACGGCCTCGCCCGCGAGATCGTCCCATTTTTCGCTCATGCTGACAATTACACCGGGCGATTTGCGCCGGTAGCCGTCCCCGTCGCCGCAACTGTCAGAAATTGCCGAAATGCTGTCCCATGCCCGCATGACTGCGCCCTCCCCGCTCTGGCAGTCAAGAGCGATAGCGTTAAGGGCTGCGGCCTCTCGGCGGCTGTCCGTAGTCTTTGCGGCTTCGGCTGCGTAGTGACCAACTAACTTTAACATGGTGTGGTTGCTGTCGAATCTCTCCATGAACGCGGAGTAATCAGCCGGGGAAAGAACGCCGGTTTTCATCAGCTCAAGGGCGTTATTGTCGATTGCGTCAGGGTTTGCAATATTGGCGGCGCGCACTGCCTGTTCCAGCTCGGCGCGGATCGTGCGGCGCGTGGCCTTGAAGTTGTCCCAAACGCGGGCGCTCACCTCGTCAAAGGTGGCTTCTGCGTCATGCAGCTTTAGCGCTGCGCGGGTTGTTCTAATCTGCTTTTCCTCGGCGCTGTCTCCGGGCTTCCATGCGTTAGCGTCACGGCTGGCCTGCTGCGCCTCTTGGAGTGCGCGGAAAGCGGTGTTGTATTCGCTGCGGGCTTCTTTGAAAGCTGTATCGAGCTTTCGGGCGTAAATGTTAAACTGGCTCATGGTGTGTTCTCCTTTCCTTACAGTTGACCGCGCAGCATAGCATTGAAAAGAGCGCTGCTGGCCTTACTGTCCTTTGCTTTTTCCGTCAGCTCTGCCGCGTACTTCTCAATGGTCGCGCCCAGATCGGACGCGGCAATACGATTTGCGGAAAGATCACGGCGGGCAAGTGCGGCGGCTTCTTCGTCGATATTGTGCTTGTCTACGCTGTCAAGGCTCACGCTGCTGCGGATTGCTTTATAGTTTTCGCTCTGTGCCTTGCGCGCCTGTTCCTCTCGCCGTGCCTGGTATTCGACTTTTAGGCGGCTTCTGGCGGCTCTGTATTCAGGGCTGCTACGCTCCAACTCGGCACGGGTGCAAGCGTCCAAATACGCCTCGTCGCTGTCATAGTCGCCGCGCTTTACAAGGTCAAGGGCGCTACTCAAATCAAAGCCGAAAGCGGCCTTTGCCTTTGCTTCTACGCTCTCGCGGGTTTCAATGTTGGCCTTAAAATCCATAATAAATTTCCTTTCTTTTTTTATGCGCTGTTGCGCTGTTTTTCTTAAAGGTCGATAATGATAACACATTCGCAGTCTGATAAATAATCTCGTGCTGCCTGTTCCGTTTGGAACACCTTTGCAGGGCTTTGTGGCGCTCTGCAAGCCGCCCACGCGCCATTTTCAAGCAAGGTCATAATTGCTACGCCCGTTTGCTTCTGCGCTGCAATCGCCTGTAAAGAGGCAATGCGGGCTTTAATTCCGCTATTCAAGGGCTTTACCTCCGATCTCGTCACTCTTCAATTCCGGCAGGGTCAACCGCCCTTTTTCTACCGCTTCGTCAATAAGCTGATAAAGGCTCAGGCTCAGCGGGCCTACTCCCTCGATTGGGTGCGGAAAAAGAACAATGCGCGTGCCGTCGGGGGTATATGCGCCGTGTTCCAGCAAGTAGGAAAATGGATCCTCCGACGTGTGGAATTCGCCGCCGCCCTCGACGATAAAAGTGGTTTCATCGGCTGACAGCGATTTGAGATATTCCCGCAGCGCCGCAAGGCGCGTTTTAATGGTTGCCATCGGTTTCTTCCCTTCATTTCTCCAACTCGTCAATCTTCTTCACTATATCGAATGTCTCAATCAGCTTTAGGCCGTATTCGATCAGACTTCTGGACGCCGCGATTCGATTTGCATCTGTAACGTCCTTGCGCGTTACGATCTCCCTCAGGCAGGAAAGGGCAGGATTTAGGCTTTGCTTTGCCGCTGTCGCCGCATCCTCGATCAAATCAGCTACCGCCTTTTGATATTCCTCTTGAAACTCAGAATCAGCAAGATATCTTTTTAGCGTCGTTAATCCAATGCCCGCCGCCCGTGCAGCCTTTTCCTTTGTTGGCTGCGTGAGCAAAGCGGCAAGCGCCTGTGTCTGTTTATGTGTCAAATAATCACCTCTTTTTAGGCCGTTTTTCACCAATGCGGCCCATATTTACCCGTAGTACTCCATCAGCGGTTTGCGGATACGCGGGTGCCGCAGGGCTCGTATTGCTTCCCGCCGCGCCCTTGCATCAGGCTTTTGACCGAGCCAAAACTCACTGATGATCGCGTCGCGCTGTGCATCCGGCAGTTGTGCAAGCGCCGCTTGCACGGCCTGTTGAAAATCCCGTTGTTCGACGTCCTCAAAGGCCTCTTCTGCTGCTTCATCTGAGGTTGTGTCACCAAGCGTCAGGTCGCTGTCCTCGTCGCCTATCGGCTCGTCCATCGACCGGCAAACAGTGTTGATGGGGTCACATCGCGTCCGCTGTGTTCGCTGCCCGCAGGCTTTTGTGAACTCCGCCTTGAGCTTAATGCCGTACAGCGTGAGAAATTCACCCTTGTTCACATCCCATGTCGGCAGCGTGTCCATGAGGGAGATAAAGGCCACTTGCAGAAGGTCGCTTTCCTCGACACCTGCGCGGCCTTCCATTGCCCGCGTCCACCTCAAGGCCTGCTGCCACGCGAAGCGTTCAACCGCCGCCCAAAGGCTCAGAATGCCCGCATCGCCCGCCTGCACCGCTGCTGCAATTTCGCTTGTTCGCTCACCTTTCGACTCTTGCATATCGTTACCTCCCATGATAAAATGAAACTGATAAGATAACATTCATCATGGGTGGTCTCCTGAGCTTTCAGGAGGCCGCTTTTTATAGCAGTAGTTCTCTTGCAATCTCCTTGCGGCGCTGGGCATTCTGGATGCGGCGGCTCTCACCGTCTACCAACAGCGAGACGGGACACATCTCCGTCACGCGGTCGAAGATGCGTTTATACTGCATTGTTTCCGGTGCATCCATCTCCTGCGGCGTCAAATTCGTGGTCACGATTGTTGGCAGATTCGAGCGGCACCGCGCGTCGATGACTGCAAAAATCTGCTCCGCCGCATACCCGGTATCTCGTTCAACGCCGAGATCGTCAATGACGAGCAGTTTGTATGTACTCAGTCGGTCAAGCAAGCCCTGACGGTCTTTGCTGTTTTGCAGCAGATTCAAGAGGCGCGGAAAGCTCGTTACCGCCGTTGGTACGCGTTTTTTCAGCAATTCATTTGCGATGCAGCAGGCAAAAAAGCTCTTGCCCGTGCCGACAGGGCCGCGAAACAGGATGCCGATATTTTCTGTCGATACCTTGTCCCACTGATCGACATACTTCCTGCAAATTTTAGAGATTTTCGGATTTGCGCCGTCGTCATCGGCAAGGGTGACTTTTCGATATGAGGGATCGACAATAGAATCCTCGATGCGGCGGCGCTCCATCATCGTTTCAAAGGCGGCAGTATCGTTCGCATCGTCCGCGCTGGCCTTCTCCGATTCCGTGCAGTCACAGGCGATTCCGACCAGCCTGTCCCCCAAGTTTGGGAAGTGGATCTTCTTCTGCTTCGGCTTCCTGCAAACACCGCAGTAAAGAACGCCGTCCTTCGTATAGTCGCCCGGCTTCTCAGCGGAATGTTCCAGCGACTTCTGAACAAGGTTATCAAGCATTGAAAAAGTCCTCCGTTCCGTAGTCCGCAGTGGTCTTCACCTTCCTACGGCTATCATTGCGATTCCACTGTTCCCACTTCTCCGCATTTCTGCAAGCCGCTTTCCAGTCTTTCATGGGGGTCTTGCCGACCAGCCAGCCTTTCGACTCGTAAAAGTCGATGAACCCCTGCGGGTCTACCGGCGACTGGCGTTCAAGCACATAGGTTTGAACCTCTGCTAACGTGGGCGGGGTGAAGCGCTTCGCGCGTGGCGGCGTAGCCGCCTTATCCCCTTTGTTGAGTTTAGTTAGGTTAAGTTCGGTTAAGTTACGTTCAGGTTCCAAGATGGTTCCATCATGGTTCCAAGTTGTTTCCTGACTGTTTCCAAGCATTAACCGGCCAGCATGATCGGTCGTCAGCATTGATTTTTCTTCGGCGTAAATCGTTGGATGATAACGATCGTTTTTGAGCGTGTTATTTATATTCCAGTCCGTGATAACCACGACACCGCTCTCAAACGGGATAATGTATCCTTTCGCCGCAAGGAGCCTTAGATCATCATCGTTGCAGCCTGCGATGCGAGCAATCTTTCGCGGGGAGCTCACAAAGCCGTCATCATCGCCGTGCATCCCCAAGTGAAAATACAGTGCTTGCGCGCTTGCAGACATATCCAAAAACCTGTCTGTGTCTGTAACTTGCAATGAAAACATTCGTTTCTGCGCCATTACCAGCCCACCATTCTTTCCTGGCCGGTCATCTTCAAGAGCACGTCTTCCGCCGCGTGTGAGATTGCCGCGATCTCCCTTGATCTTCTTGACATCGAGCTGATGAAGCGCTGAATGTCAAGCGTGCTCGTCGGCAAAAAATACCCGCTCTTGCAGTCGGACAGAATCAGTTTTCCGGCTTTGCGCTCTGTTTGGATGCGACGGCGGATCGTCCGTTCGTCCTCGCCGGTAAGTTGGACGAGTTCTGTGAGCGTCACACCGTTTTCACTTCCCTCGTGGAGCAGATCGGACACCAAATACTGTCTCACGCCTGCACCTCCTTGATTTGTCGGCTCTCAGCCTCGAGATATTCCCGCAGCGCATCGACGTTTACGAGGAAACGATTGCCGGAGTAGACGCCCGGACAAACTCCCTGCGCCACAAGACGACGAACAAACGCTTCTGGAATTTCAAGGTAATGCGCAACCTGTCGGATTGTCTGGAACAGAAAAAACACCTCCCGCTTTATTGCTGCTTTGCTACCTGCAAAAATTTCAAAATCGAGGTATCTCAGGGTTAATGTGCGAATCTTGGTTTTTTTGAAGGTATCTTGACGCAGCGTCTTTTTTATGGTACTATCGTAACATAAATGTTACAGAACAAGAACAACATAGTTCCTCGTATTTCTGTTCTATTTTGGAGTTTTGAGAGGTGTTTATATGGGAAAGGTAACCGACAACTGCAATTCCATGTTCTTGATGGGTCAGCGGCTAAAAGAATGCAGGGATATTCGTGGACTTTCTCAAGATCAATTAGCCGAAGCGGTGGAAAGGTTATCAGATAATCGCGGAAAAACCAGAAGCGCAAAGCATATTTCGTATTTGGAAAACGGAGTTCGTGCAATGTCTGTTGAATATGCCAATCTTCTTGCACAAGCACTCAATATTCGCCCAGAGTATTTGCTACTTAAGGATGACTTCAAGACTGAAAGCGAAAGAATCCACGCGCTTACTTTTGGTGAGCATGAGGTTTATGATTTGATAATAGAAGTTATGAAATTGCATGGATATGAAATTGTTGCAGAGACTTTCGATTATGAACCGCCAGAGATTGATGAAAAAGGGAACGAATATCGAAGAGTGCACTATGGGATTAAATCACAAGAAAATGCTGCCTGTACCTATATTGGGCATGACGAAATAAATAGGCTACTTAAAGAAGTTGACGACTTTATTGAATTCAAATGTTTAACTTCTGTGTATCTTATTACAGATAGATTTGGAAGAAAAAACCGGATAGCGCAAAATTGGAGGGAGGGTGAACATAATGGCTAACATTCAAGAACGCCGGGACAAGTCCGGCAAGCTGATCTCCTACTCTATCCGTGTTCACCGCGGTCGTGGTGCTGACGGAAAGCAGCTCAAGCCGTGGACAGCGACCTTTGAAGTCTCGCCCACATGGACGGAGAAAAGCGCAAGAAAAAAGGCCGAGGCTTTCGCCGCGACCTTTGAAAAGGAATGCCGGGAGGGTGTGACCTCCGACAGCCGTTTGAAATTTGAGGAATACTGCAAATATGTGATTGATCTGAAAGAGCAGCGAGGAATAAAGCATTCAACCATCGTTCGTTATAAGGAGCTGGCAGTGCGCATCTATCCCGCAATCGGGCATATCAAGTTAAAAGACCTCCGTGCCGATCACCTGAACAGCTTTTACACCGATCTCGCCAAGCCTGGACAGAACAAGCGCACCGGCGAAGGGTTGTCGCCAAAGACCATATTAGAGCACCACCGTTTGATTTCGACTGTATTGGATCAAGCCGAAAAAGAGGGGCTTGTCCCATTCAACGTGGCAGCTAAAGCCACATTACCGAAGGTCAGCAAAAAAGAAGTCAACTACTTTCAGCCGGAACAAGTTGCAGCTATCCGTGATGCACTGGACGCAGAACCGCTAAAATGGAAAACGCTCACACATTTACTGCTCATCACAGGAGCGCGGCGCGGCGAGGTGCTGGGGCTGAAATGGAATGCTGTTGACTTTACAGGAAACCGCATTCATATCTGCAACAACATCCTTTACTCGCCGGATATAGGCGTATATGAGGATACGCCAAAAACCGCGACTTCGGATCGTTGGGTTTCTCTGCCAACAGAAACGATGTAGCTCCTTCGGCAATACCGGGCATGACAGAACGCGGAGCGGCTGTGGCTGGGTGAGTATTACCGAGAACAGGGCTTTTTGTTTGCTCAAGATGACGGAAAGCCAATGCACCCGGACAGCATAACAGACTGGTTGTCCAAGTTCAGCAGGCGGCACGATCTCCCGCATATCAATCCTCATGCTTTCCGGCACACAATGGCCTCTATGCTTTACTTTAGCGGCGTGGACAGTGTATCTATTTCCAAGCGGTTAGGTCATGCGCAAGTCAGCACAACGGCGAACATCTATGCACATGTGATGGAGAGCGCCGATCGGAAAAACGCTGACATTTTAGCTGACGTGTTTTTGAAAAAGGCTTGAATTTTCAAAGTGAGTTGAACTAAAGTTGAATTATTTCTTCTCGTCACAGATAGAATATCTTGTCAAAGTTGCAAAAACAGCCGTTTTCGTAAAGAAAACGGCTGTTTTTCTGGTTGCGGAGGCAGGACTCGAACCTACGGCCTCCGGGTTATGAGGCAGTCTCAAGCACAAATCGGAGTCATTTCGGCTCCGATTTGTGCTTTTTACCACCGTTCGCTCGGCGGATCTTCCATTGTTTCCGTCCAGATCTGCCCATTACAATTTAAACTATACCCAAGAAAATGGACACGAGATTTTGACCCACGGCCCCGTTCGGCGGACACGCATTTGACCCATAGGGTCAGAAGCGCCGCACCTGTGTTATGATAGAACTACCGAACGGAGGTGCTGTATGGGCACGAAGAAGAAATTTACACCAGAGGAACTGAAGCATCTGCAGGCAAACCCCTACACGCTGCGGGTGACGGCAGACAGCATATCCTACACCCTCGCTTTCAAGGAGGCGTTCTGGGCGCTCAGTCTCCAGGGCTACACCGGCACAGCCGCCTTCCGCAAGCTGGGCTATAACACGGAAGTTCTGGGTTTCGAGCGGATCCACAATACTACAAAGCGCATCCGGCGGGAGGCCAGATTGCCGGAGGGCTTTCATGAGGGCGCCCGGGGCGGTGTGCGTATACCAGGCGGCGGGAACAACCAGACAGAGGGGGCATCCGCCCCGTCTGACGAAGCCGCCAGACGCATGAAACGGGAGATTTTGTGTCTCCAGCAGCAGATGGCGTTCTTAAAAAAAGTCATGCGGCTGCACGGCAAGCCGGGAGAATAGCCATGGACAGCGCCGGAGAGAGATTTGAGGCTATTCGCGCCGCGTTGGCGGATCGGAACAACATCCTCACCGTGAAAGACCTGTGCGAATTGGCAGGTGTCTCCCGCTCCGGCTACTACAACTGGGTGCGTTCTGAAAAAAACAGAGAGCTTCGGGAGGCGAAGGACCGGGCGGCATTCGAACAGATCCTGGAGGCATACCGGTTCCGGGGCTACGCAAAGGGCGTTCGCGGCATTCATATGCGGCTTTTGCACATGGGTATCCGAATGAACGTGAAGAAGATCCGCCGCCTGATGCGGAAATACAAGCTCACCTGCCCCATCCGAAAGCCGAATCCCTACCGCAGATTGCAGCGATCCATCCGAATGGGCAGCGCCGCGGAGAATTTGGTCAACCGGGAATTCAAGTCTCATGGGCCGAGAGCCATCCTCCTGACGGACATCACATACATCCCGCTCTGCGGCAGATTCTGCTACCTCTCCACGATCCTGGATTCCTGCACAAAGCAGGTCCTGGCCTATGCGATGAGCGAATCGCTGGAAGTGGATTTTGTTTTGGAAACGGTCCAGCTGCTGGTAAAGCACCATGGGATCTCGCTGAGCAAGGAGACCGTGATCCACAGCGACCAGGGTACCCACTACACCAGTCTGAAGTTCATCCAGCTGGTGGAGAACAGCGCGCTGCGGCGGTCCATGTCCCGCAGAGGGAACTGCTGGGACAACGCGCCCCAAGAGAGCTTCTTCGGGCACATGAAGGACGAGCTGGCCAGTGAGATCCCGGGGTGGACGTCTTTTGAGGCCGCCAAAGCCTCCATTGACCGCTGGATGGATTACTACAACAACGACCGCTGCCAGTGGGATCTGGCGAAGCTATCCCCTAACGAATATTACCACTACATCACCACAGGTGAGTACCCCGCCGGTATGCTGCCGCTATGGGTCAAATGAAAATGTCCTTGACTTGGGGAG